TTTGCGGAGATTATTCCCAGATAGACGAAATATTATCCTTAAACGGGCTGTTGTCTTATACTCCACAGCTGGCAGTAGGTCAAGAATTGGATGTAGAAGGGCTTCAAACTTCAAACAATGCCACATTGATAAGAGCATCTGAATTTCCGTATAATTCAAATCTTTTATCGGATGAAGAATTTGAAAGGCAATTGGAACAGATATTAGATTCGATAGAAGGAGGATATTATTTGAAAGTGCAACCGTCATTTACTACGGTTACTCAAAATGGGGACAAGCAATATGTAAATATATATACTAACTCAACTTTTAATGTTTTATAATTATGGCAGTATCAAAAGGGCATGTAATATTAGACCCGTCATCAGGTAGTGGGGATACCCAATTAACCCTAAAGGCAGAATCGGCTAATGTAGGTAACCGTGAAATAGTAAGTACCGTATTTACGATAAAAGCAGCAGGAGTTACCCCAGACAAAACGATAACAGCGAATTTAGCTGCAGCAGCCGAATTCATTACTTTGGAACAGGCGAGTACAGGAGTAACAGTTCCTTCCACAGCTGGTAAAGTTACAATAACAGGAGTATCTAACAGCCCTAAGTTAGAGTTCGAGGTAGGTGCAGGTGATATAGTTTCAGAAGACTTAGGAGACAAACAATTTACAGCAGACGGGAGTATAACTGCAACTAATGGAGTTCCAATCACAGGAGACCCAGGGGCTGACCACAAATACGAATTCTCAATAGATATTAATTATGATGTGAATGATACTGTATCGTCAAGAACACAGATGTTCATGATTAAAGGTTCTTCAGACGGTATAACCCAGAAATTAACGATTACACAGAGTGCAGGTGCTGCAAGATTGGAAGTTTCCCCAGCAGAGATTACAGTTCCACAAGATGGTTCGGTAGTCAATGTACAAGTTACAACCAACACGACATTTACTGTATCTTAATATTATGTTTGTCCCTCTCATGTATGCAAAAATATGTTAATTCATGGGGGGGCAATTTAAAGTTTTGTATATATGGCTATAATTAGAAAACAAAAAAAGTGGTCTGACGGTATAGGATATTTTTATGTAGCCTATGACCCTGGAAAAAAATCTCAAAGAGTAGAGATTACTTCAGATATAAATGCTACATTTGAGCAAAGAGACCAAGAAGTAATATTCCAAACTACTGTAGGAGATAAACAAGATACCTTATATTTGGTTCAAAAAGCCGAAAATTGCAAAGTCGCTTATTATCATTCTACGGGTATGGGAGATATAAGGGCGGTATATAGTATGAACGGGAAAGAGGTATTAGGAGTATTTAAAGTATAAATATATGGCGGTACAATACGTAGATATAACGACATTAACAGAATATACTGGAGACGATTTGTCGGGGAACGAGCCGATACAAGTCTCTGCTTCTGCATTTACGACAATAGGTGGAATAGCCGATTTTGGAGAAAAAAAATTCGGGGATAGACCTACTATATTAGAAATCCCTAATTCTTTATTCGCTCTTTCAGAGTCTTCATCATCCGCTGCTATATCAAATGTGATTAATTCCGTTGCTTCAGGATGGAATGATTTTATGTCTAAGGTGAGTTCTGCCAATCTTGTGTATTCACGTACCGGATTAGCTGCATTAAACCAATACAGGATATTTGCAAGTACAGTAACATCAAATCTTACAAAGAGTGTCAGCTTTTATGATGTTGCAAATAATCAACTCTCATCAAGAGTAATAACCTATAATTCCTCATCAGATACTTATTCTATTAAAATAACAAATTATGATTTAAATTCAATTGTTGACGATATACCTTCTGGGGCGTTTAAGTATCAGACTTCCAATGTTTTTGATTATCCGAAGCCTGGCGATTATATTTTAGGAATTTATTCACAAGGAAAGAGTGTTATAAATCTTAAGGCTTCTGATTTTCTTGTCGACAACAACCATGTGTGTAAAATTGTTGTTCCTGGTGCGACAACAAAAGTTCAGATTGTAACGGACAATGGAATCCCACCTTTAGTAACAGATGCGGCATGGGAACCGTCAGACTTTGGAGGGGGAAATCAGGATAGGATAGTGTATACAATTACCGCATTTGCATCAAATAACAATCCGGCAGCAAGTCAAATTTGGTTTTTTATAGATGCAGAGTTATATAGATTAAGAACGGAGTAATTATGGAAGATATAAGACAACAAATAATAATAGCTATACAGTCTTTATTCCAGAACGTAAACACTTCTGCTTCTGCTATATGGATGCGTCTTGTAGACGCTCTTTCTACTATATTCAATATAATATCTAATGAGATACTATTTTCAGAAGATAATATAGCCAATACAGCTCGGAGTTTAAGAGTAACTCGTAAAGATTATTATCTGGATAAGGCTTTATATTTCCAATATGGGGATAATCTGGTAATTTTGGATAATGATACTAAAGAAATGGGGTATAATCCTATAAACGAGAATAACAGGATTATAAAGCAGGCTACAGTATCTACGTCTGAAGGAGGTATAATATTAAATGTAGCTACTACTGACAATACAGGCAATCTAACTCCTTTGAGTTCAGACCAGCTTACGGCATTCAAAGATTACTACGAAAATTTTATACCATTGGGATTCAATCTATTTATACAGAGCCGAGAACCGGATATATTGACATTCCCTGAAGGTATGACAGTATATTACAGTGCCGGCAATTCTCTTGCTCAGGTGAAAAATGATATAGAATCCATGAAAACGACTATACAACAGAATATAGTGTTAGGCGCTCCACTGTTCATAAACGATTTAGAAAAATCCTTCCAAGAAGTATCAGGAGTTGAAGCAGCATATATCCCTGACGTTGTTTCTACAAATGGGTCACTAACATATAATGCGGAAAATGGAAGGATAAAATTAGTATCAGGATATTTTAATTTTGCGGAGGATTTAAATATTAGCTATGTTCCCGTTTAGAGAAATAAATATACCTAAACTTATTTACCAGATAAACAGACCTAATTATATGGTAAATAATGAATACAGATTGAACAACTTCTATAAGCTGTTGTTATGTTTGTTATATCCTTTTATCTTACTATGGAACGAATATAATACAAAAAGGCAACGGGCATATAAAATCGCTGCCTGCCAATATGGTAAGCAACAAGTAATAGATATTCTTAATGACCTATACGACCCTGACGGGAGGCATATAGAGGCTATAAATATCACTTCAAATAAAGTATATCTATATCCTTCAGATTATGAAGCTGGCGAAAAAGTATATTGGAGCGATAAAGACTATACGGCTGGGGGAAAGTCATATTTATATACTTCATCTTTGACAACAGGAGTAATTATAAATTACCCGTCTTATTTAGAAGAAAATAAAGATACATTTTCAGAATTTACCCAAACTGTAGATTCATTAATAATATGGGGAATAAAATATAAACTAAAATCAGTACAATATGCTCAAAGACACAATATTATCATATATAAACGATGATGGCAATCTTGTTTATATAAATGACTTAGTAAGCGCATTTGATAACTGGCAAAGCGCATTAGGGATATTTTTAGGGGCAAGTAATTACAAATTCATTGATATTAGTATGTCTAATGAGATGGATTCGGCTACTTTTACTTCTGGGACTACCCAGCTTATATTTAAAACCTCTTCATCTCTACCGTCATTAGCTACAGGGACTATAATAATTGCGACCTGCAATAAGACATTTACTGTTACAGAACAAAATAGAGCGACTGTATATGTATGGTTAAGCGATGTAGAACAACGTTCGTCAGAAACAGGACAAGAATATACAGCTATAAAAAGAGCATTATTTAGCAATACTCAACCTACAGGAGTATCCGAAGTCGCTACAATCGACTTAACATGGGCTGTAGGTATGGACGGGTATTCATTCTATCACACGTACGATTGGCGGGCTAATCTGGTATTACCGTCAAGTATAGGTTTATCAGACATAGCAAATGGGGCTGTAGGAACCCTAAAGATAGCAGACGGGGCAGTTACTTCAGAAAAGATAGCAGACGGGACTATTTCAACACCGGATATTGCGAATAATGCGATAACTTCTGCTAAAATAGGGGACTATCAAGTGACAGAAAGAAATATTGGATTAAGTTCTATATCTACTGACGCATTACAAGATAATTCAGTGTCAAACGATAAGATTATAGATTACAGTATTGATTCTACCAAAATAGCTGCATTAGCTGTCACAGATGATAAACTTAATCTGACTCCTTATTTCTTAGGCGGATATGCAATATACGCAAATTCATCCCAATTAGAGAGAACTGATGACGCGATAAATAATACAACATTATTTGAAACACCAAATATTCCTAATAGCGGTACATTTGGAGGCTCAAATAATCCACAAATGACTTTTAATTTTACTGGAGCAAAAATACAAACAGTAATAGTAAGCGCATATAATTTAAATGATAATAATGCCCAAATATTCCCTAAAGTTCAATATAATTATGGGGCTGGTACTGTTACAATTTTAGCAGATAGTATATCAAAACCTTATAATGTTATATTTAATGTGATTGTATTTTTAACGAAATAATATTATGGAGAATCAGGCGGGGGTATTTCAAGGTTTTTTAGGAAGTTTATTTGCAGTAGTAATAAGCTATATAGCACCTATATATGATTATGTTATAATTATCGCTTATATATTCTTGATAAACTTTATAATAGGATTGATAGAAGATATCATTGTAAAACATAAAACGTTTAAATGCAAAAAGTTTTATTTCTGCTTATGTGAGATGTTAGTGTTTTATCTCTTAGTAGGGAGCGTTTATTTTATAGGTAATAAATTCCATAACAAAGTTATGGCATTACAATGTATCTCGGCTATTGTATCCATAGTTACCTACTTTTATTCATTAAACATATTGACAAACATAAAATCATTGTTGCCGAACAACAGGGCAATATCTTTTATTCATTATATAGTAAGTTTTGAGATAGTAAAGAAAATACCGTATTTTAAAGAGTTTGAAATCCATGAAGCATCTGAATCAAATAGGGGAAAAGGGGCTTAACCTTATAAAGGAATTTGAGGGGTTAAGATTAGTTGCTTATAAGTGTCCTGCGGGAGTGTGGACAATAGGATATGGGCACACTTATAATGTCAAAGAAGGAGACATCATAACCGAGGCACAAGCGACTGAATTTCTAATGGAAGATATTTCTAATGCTGTTGATATAGTAGCAGACTCTACAATGGACGTGGAATTAACTCAAAATCAATTTGACGCATTAGTTTCTTTTACTTATAACGTTGGCGTAAAGAACTTTTCTGATTCTACTCTTTTACGTAAAGTGAAATTGAATCCGAATGACCCTACTATTGCTAATGAGTTTAAAAAATGGATACATGCGGGGAAAGAGGTTCTTTCAGGGCTTGTAAGGAGAAGGAAGGCAGAATCTGAATTATATTTTAAGAAATGAGAAAATTTGGGATGTTATTGGTTATTTCGCTCTTTCTGTCCTTTGCTTGTGGATATACCATAGGCAAACACGCCAATACACCCCAAATAGAGACTCACACAGACACTTTTGTCATCACAAAGGTAGATACATTCATTGACACACTATTAATTCCAAAATACATCAAAATAAAGGAGACTATCAGGGACACGTTGTATGTTCCTGAACTTTCTAAGCCGGCAGAAGTAGAAATACCGATATCTGAATACTGTTTTGAAGATTCTACATATTCAATATGTATGACCGGATATAAGGTAGAGGCTAAAAAGATAGAGGTTTATTCTCCAGTCAAGTATTTAACCATAACAAAAACTGAAACGCATATTAAAAAAAAGAAAAGCCACTTCAGCTTAGGATTGCAGGCCGGATATGGTTACGCCATTTCTTGTAATAAATTTTCTCCATATCTCGGGTTTGGTGCACAATGGAATTTTCTAACATTTTAGTGTGTTGGTAGTATAGAGGATAGAAATATTCTCATGCTATTAAAAAAAGGCTGCAACTTTCGTTGTAGCCTTTTCTACATTATCATTTAATATGAAAAAAATTAAGTGGTGACAACTATTTTCACAAACCGTTGTAGATACATACGAATATTAAACACTATGCAAATATATAAAAACTCCCCGAATTTCACAATTTGGGGAGCCTCATTTGCCAATTTTTCTGTTTTCCGAAATGCTGTACTTGATGATATGTACAAATATATAAAAAATCCCGTCTATTTTCACAAACAAACGGGAATCAATTACAAAAATATGAATAATAAAGAGAATTATATGTTTAACTAAAACTAAGGCTGGTAGATTGAATTAAGAAGAATAGGTATTTGTCTCTTATTTTTCTTGTTATTTTAACCATTAAATCTGCCGTTGTATCGTCAAATTGGTTGAAGTTATCATTTATATAATCATATATCTTTTGTAATTCTGATATAGTATCCTTTAGCATCATTTCAAGAGAAGGAATAAATTTAATAGGCTCTATAAAGGAAAATTTTAAATATTGTTCAAAATTATAGGGCGGTATTCCTCCGGTTACCACAGTACTCTCTGCAATTTCGTCTACAAAATCAATGAGCTTTTCATTTATTTCGTCAAAATAAGGGTGATAAGTCATAAAGTCGTGACCTACCATAGTCCAATGTCGGGCTTTTATATTTTCCGCACATATTTTTAATGATGCTTGTATAATATTTAAAATTTCCTCTGTTTCCATAATGTTTATTTTTAGAATGGACAATCAGGCTCATTATTATTGGTTTGATATTGCTGTGTCTGTTGTTTATTTGTCTTTATTTCGACTCCTTTCCCGCAATATATTTTAGGCTGGTTTGCTAATCTCTCTTCTTGGGATTGATTTATGTAAACGGTAATATCACTCCCATAAGGGTCAGGCTGTTTACGTTTACATGCACATAGCTTAACAACATTGGCTTCATTCCCATTTTTCCGCAGGAAATTTTTTATTTTATCCGAGGGGATTTGGCTCAAATCTATTTCAATAACAATCATTTCCATACACAAATATATTAAATTTTATAATTCAACGTATATTTCTCGTTCATTTTCTTGTTTATCAGAGTTGTATAAATCCGCTAACTCTTTTAAGTTATCAGGACTTATAATAAATAAACATCCCTTTTTGTTTTTTTCCTTTATAGCTACAAGAGGTATTTTCCCCTCTTTCTTAGCTTTTTTAGAAGTATCATCAAATAATCTCCATATCGAAAACGATTCACGTAGTTTGCATTCTATGTAAATATCCGGGTGCATAGAATCGGAGTGAGTATTATGCCCTGAATTGCTACCTGAAAGGGGGACTCTTTTAGTCCCAAAAATGGCTGCTACTGCTGCCTCGAATCTTTGCCATGTTCTTTTACTTGTTGCCATATTATTTTATTTTGAATAAATCTACTCTGTCACATAGAAATATTGTATCATTTCCGACCTTTGTATTATCTATGATTTCTTGATAATGTTCTTTATGTTTAGATATATACCTTTGCGGGAAAGGAATCCATTTGTAGCCTCTGTAGTTTTTGAAACAATCCACTATTGTGGGTTGAGGTCTATTGTCTGAATCTATACGTTTCCACGAAGATTTTTTTATAAGTTGCCAAATGACATTGTTGTCATGGCCGAAAATAGGTAATATCTGTTTTATAAATAAATCGGGAAAATTGTAATCATTTATATGATTATTAAATGTATCATCATACACAAACCTAATATAAATTGGTTCTGGTGCTATTTTTGCTGCAAGATAAGTTAAATTATAAACAGTAATCCATAGCGATTCATAATATTCTACCAATCCATGACAATTTATAAACATACCAAATTTTTTGTCATATCTTATTCTGAAGTCAAAGTATCTTACTCCATGTTTGAACTGTTCATATATTGTCAACTTCTGGCATTTTGACGTAAAGTTAATCAGCTTCATCCACCATTTGCGTGGTTCCAGATATGTGTTTGCGTTGTGCGCTCCGAGTATCTTTTTCATAATTGCTCTATCGTGTTATAACTACATAATATTTCAAAATAATTTTTCTCCTTGTATTTTTTAAATCTTTCTTCTGTCTTAAAAAGGTTAGTTAACGTTTTATCTCCTGAAAAATATTCTTTCTCAGTTATATTTTCATACTCCGAGAATTCTTTAATGCAATACATAGCTCTTGCCTGATTAGCAATATATCTATTTTTAGCGAATAATCTATGTTTGCGCCCTAAGAAGAAGAAATAAAATACCTTTTTCATTATAAATCATTTTTTAATGTCATTTCTCCTAAAAAAGGTGTGAACTCGCTTTTATCCCATTTTTCACTATATATACCAACTACAAAATCATCAGTTTCTGTATAACATATAGCTCCTTTTAGATAATCACCATTATCTAAAGCTATAATCATAATACCTAATTTTGGGTTCCACGTTAAAAGCGGGTAATCTTCCCAAGTAAGGTTAATTTTTTTTATTTGTTCCTTAATCATATCATTATTTGCTTTTGTTTTTTAATATTACTTCATCTTCAAAAGGACAAAATTGGGATTTTTCCCAATATTCGTAGTATTTTCCAATTGGATGTTCTGGTTTATCAGAACATACTACAGTTCCCTTTAAATAATCACCATTTTCTAAGGCTATAATAATAACATTTAAATCTGGATTAAACGCTAAAATAGGGAATTCTTCCCAAGAGATGTCCGCGTGATTTATTCTTGTCTGTATCATTTTCTTGTATTTTTATACTTGTTCTATTATTTCTGCTTTCATAATAAATTATTTTTTATCTTTAAATTCGTTCCACCTTCTGGCTATTTCTTCGCCAAATTTTGACGCATCATCAAAAGTTTCTATAAAATCAACAAACAAATCATTGCTAAATAATTTTACCCTTGCTATTGGGATATTAAATCCGTCATCTGATTCTAAACACAAATCTATCCTTCCCCTATTTTTTGATGGGACGCAACTCATTCTTACTTTTTTTGTATCAAAACAGCCTTCTAAATAATCTATTTTTGGTGTAATTATCATGGTTATTCTTGTTTAGTATTCAACAAATCTTCAATTGCGTCTATATTAGCCAGTACATGGATATTTTCTCCGTTGTCAAGCCATATGACGCTACCAGTCTTAGAGCATGTTATAACTCTTATCCTATCTATGTCAATTAGTAAAGGGCAAATAGTTGTATTTGGACTTTTGTAATCATTATGCAAATAATGATGTAGTTTAATATACTTTCCCATACAATTTATTTTTAAATTCTACACAATAAGAAAATAGTTATCATAGATATTATTACAGCATAAGATAATAAGTATGTATATTTAATCTTTAAAAGTTTGAGTCTTTCTTCTAAATTAACCACCCGTTTACTTAGTCCAATGCAATTCTTTTCAGTAATATTTTTATCCCTTAATCTTTTTGTGTATAGTCTAAAATTTTCGTCCATCCATTCTTTTATTTTTGGTTCAATATCATTTAATGCATTATAAATATCTTCTTTTTCTCCGCCTCTGATAAATCCAACAGGAGCTGTGAAGTTTTTTGAATTGGGATATTCGTTAAACTCAATTCTTACAAGGACTCCATTTTCTTGCATAAAAATGCGTTCAGCTTCTTTTTTAATTTCTTCATCTGTCATCCTTGCTTTTTCTACCAGTTCGTCATAATCAAATCTATCTATTATGACTACATTTTCTATTTCTGCCATGTCTATTTATTTTTAAATTTTGCACAATACGGTCTAATTCCTACAGAACGGTATATATTTAAGACACTGCAAAACACCATGAAGTCTTTTAATTCTCCAGCATTCATACAGTTTCTACAGTCACACGATTTAGGAATTTCTTTCTTTTTCACTTCTCTTTAAGTCTTTTTATAATATATTTGTTACTATTCATTATATCATCAAATGAAGGAATCGACATCCATAAATCATTATCACTTATATTACAATCAAAATCGTCTCCGTCTTCTGTATCCCACACTTTATAATATCCATTATAAACATTTAGTTTAGGCTCAAAATGGTATGCTTCAAGCCTTGTTAAAACTAATTCATCATCTTCAGGCTGTTGTTCACTAATACTAATCCAAGGTGACTTATTCTCTTTTGTTCCCATAATTCATATCTCTTTTATAGTTAAATATGCTTCTTTTACTTTATCATGATGTGCATTTAGATATTCGTTTAAACTTACTTTTTCTCCAAATAGCTCAAGGTATTTTTTTTCATCACGGAACCAATTATCTCTTATTATCTCATAAGGCTCAAATAAAAGTACATATGGTAAATCGCGTTTAAAGAATATCGCCATAGCAGCATAAGCATCAAGCTTATTGTATGCTTCTATTTGATATTTATTAGACATTATCCCGAAAGTAATTTTCATTCTATTCATATTTCTCAAAATTTATAGTTACATATCCCAATTTATGTTCGTTAATCCAGTCTTCAGTTTGTTTATAAGAGAATTTTATTACAGCATCAAATCCTTTTGCTTCTAAAAATTGTGTAACAGATATTGCAGACTTAATCAATTCTTCAGGATTGCCGGATTCCCCAGCAACGATAATTTTTAATTCTGCTTTTTTAATTCCACCTAAAAAATTCTTCATAGTCATTTTATATAAGCTACAGCCACATTCCTATCTATAAAAAAATGTATCCCATTTGAACATTCATTCCATCGGCATTTATCAAAGTCTTTTACTTCAACTGTTTCACCCACTTTGTATATAAAGTCTTTATTATAATTGGAACATATTTCTGTTATATCAGCTGTACTTCCGTCCATATTTTGTATTTCTAATACCTCAGCCTTTGAACATCTACATTTTAGAGACGTTGAGGAACTTCTATCTGCGTCTTCACATATTTTTAGTTTTACAATATATCTCCCGCATTTTTTCCACCCTATAAAACTTCCTTCTATTGGGCACTGATATGCCAAGAAAGATGTATATTCTGAATAATCAGCGCCTTCCAAATCAGCACCTTCCAAATCCGCGCCTTTCAAATAAGCGTCTTTCAAATTAGCGCCTCTCAAATTAGCGCCTTCCAAATTAGCGTATTCCAAATTAGCGTTTCTCAAATTAGCGTATTCCAAATTAGCGTATTCCAAATTAGCGTTTTTCAAATTAGCGCCTCTCAAATTATCGTTTCTCAAATTAGCGTATTCCAAATTAGCGTATTCCAAATTAGCGTCTTTCAAATTAGCGCCTTTCAAATAAGCGCCTTTCAAATTAGCGTATTCCAAACTAGCGTTTCCCAAATCCGCGTTTCCCAAATCCGCGTTTCCCAAATCCGCGTTTCCCAAATCCGCGTCTTCCAAATCCGCGCCTTTCAAATAAGCGTCTTTCAAATCCGCGCCTTTCAAATAAGCGTCTTTCAAATTAGCGCCTCTCAAATTAGCTTCTACTAATGTATCTTTAATTGTGTTATTCTCTTTCTCGAGAGAAAATAGCACATTCCCAAATATTGATTTTATGTCTATTCTAATTTTCATAAGTTATTGTTTTTTAATTCATATGAGTTTTTTATGTTTTAATCTTTTGATTGCGTCTTTCCTTGAATAAGCCATTATCTTATGACCTTTTACATTAAATTCTCTCTCTTCTCTGTGAGGGATTCTTATTTTCTGAACGTCAGAAAATTTCATTCTGACTTTTGGTGTATTAAGCATAAATAATGTTTTCATACGAGTTGTTTTAATAAATTATCTAATCCTCGTCCGTCTTTGATTGATTTTCCAGTGGCCCAACCTGAATATGGGTAAAACCTTACTGTGTGACCTTTGAATTCAAATTCAATCATTTTTTGGGTTATAGATGTAATCTTCAGCCCAAGATTGGTTATTTCCATTATAGCCTTTTGAAGTCTTATTGGCTCCAGCTTGTTTTGCCTATCTATATTTAATCGTGACATGTCAATATCTGAATTTCGTAAAATGAATAATTGCAAGGGGTTCAGATGTGTCGGATTGTTTAAACCAGCTAAGAAAATCTTCTGGCAATAGACCATCATTTTTGGCGACTTCAGTATAACTGTAGTGTTTACCTTCGATTATACATTCTGTTAAATCGTTTGTAAATTCTATTTTTTGAATACCAACATTATTTATACATGACAATGTTTCAATCTCAATTTGACCGCTTCTATACGGTTTATCTTTCCAAACTCTAATAGAAAGAATCGCTTTAGCTGCTTCAATTTCTTTAATCCGTTTTTCCCAAAGAGAATAATTTGCTCTTATTGTGTGTATTTTATCATGAGAAATAAATCTATTGATAAAATTTGTTGGGTTACCTTCTTTTGGATGCCCCTTCATAAAATTTTTTGATAAGGTTATAACGTATGTTTTCATTTTAGAATAGTTTTTGTTGAGTTAATACTCCGTTTTTCGTTTGAATTATTCCCAAGCATTCGTTTTCAAATCTTTCATTTGCAGATGCAAAATATTCTTTATCTATTTCGCATCCGTAAAAGTCAAATCCTAATTTAAATGCTGCAATCCTGCTACTCCCAGAGCCTCAGTGTGTATCTAATATTTTATCTCCTTCTTTTGCGAATGTTTTTAGAAGATAGGCATATAAATCGACTGGCTTTTGCGTAGGATGTATTTTGTTGGGCATATAATTAGCTAATCTTACTATTTTTGCGGGATAATCGAAAGACGTCCAAGCCAACTCAACTTGTGAAAAATTTTCCCACGGTTGTTTTTTATCCCAGACAACTATACATCTTGACGGAGGTAATTTAAAATAATTTCCGCCCCAAATGATTTGGTTTTTGCTTACCCTAAATAGTTCTTTGAAATATCGAGGAGAAGGCGTCTTGTAGTCCCATTTTATAGGCATTTTATGTAAGGCTCTATCTTTTAATTTACCTCCTCCAGAATTTAGGCGTTCTTTCCTTAATCTTTCTGATGTACTTATATACCCTCTCCGGCTACCCATGTTCATATTTGGGGCATTTATCCCGTAGGGTGGGTCTACAATTGCGAGTTCAAAATATTTGTCAGGAACATTTTTCATGTATTTTAGGCAATCGACATTGAATACTTCACTTATTGGCATATTTTTCAAATAAATTATCTATTTCTAAATTTACTCTATCTGCAAATTCCCCAAATGATTCTGAAAATTCATCATCATTCAAATCATCTACAATTTTAACTACTCTTTCCGCGTAAAAGCGAGCTTTTGATAAGTCTTTCATTAATACCAAATTAGAAGATGAATCTACTTGTTGTATTATGTTCGTAAGTTCAATTGCAGCCTGAGAAAGCAAATCAGCGAAAAGAGGTATTTTTTTACAAACATACACCGCTTTTTCTTTCTGTTCCTTGGTCATGTTCCCGAACAAATCCTTAACTGGTATCAATTCATATTTATTCAAGTTGTCAAGTTGCGTTTTTATTTGAGTTACTTTTACATAGTCTTTTTTTTGTAACGCTTTATTCATCTTTTCAAGTAAAATATCTTTCTCGCTTTTCATCTCATCTGGTTTTTAGTGTGTAATAATCAGTTAATAATTTCCTGCAAGCATTGTACACAATTACAGCTTCTTTTGTAGTATTGTTAGCCATTATCAGCTTTTGTATTTCGTTTTTATTTTCGTTTTCTACGGCTATTGTAGCTTCAGAAACATATCTTAAATAAGTCTCTGCCAGCACTTTGTTTTTGCTTATCAGATACTTAACCACTGGCAAACATGGTAAACCAATGGGCAATTTTTTTGTTTGTTTGAATTCATTGAAAGCATTCCTCTCAAACTCCGACAACTGTTCAATTGAAAAATCTTTAGAATGGACTTCCAATTGTTTTACATTCCCGTATTTTTCGATTATCGCCTGAGAGCGATTTACGTGCGATTTAAAGGCTTTTAAAAATTGGATGATAGTTTGTACCGACATACGATAGAAAACCCCAAATTCGCCAGATAAACCATAAATTATCGCTATGTCGCACTCCTTTATGGTTAGCGCTTTGCATTCCGCCTCTAAAAATGTTGCGACATCTTTTGTTGTGACCTCGATTAATTCGTCCGTCGTTTCTTGATTTACCCTTAAAAAAGCCTTTTTTACTATGTCCATAGAAAACAAAAACAGTTCGTTTTTATTTAATTCGCTTATTTTCGGGTAATTTTGAGCTTCTTTTATTTGCTGTATGTCCATATCGCAATTATTTATTGTCTTTTTTGTTATACATCATTCCAAATAATGAATCGTCTTTCCCCTCTTGTATATCCTGCATGATTTTAAAAGCGACTCTTTGCGTTTGCTCTTCCATTGTCTCCTTTTTTGCAAATCCGCGCGCCCCCCCTGCTAAATTTTTCGGATAAAAAACGCGGTTCGTTTGAATTTTAAGAGCTTTTGCCAATGTTGTTTTCCAGTTTATTTTTTTTGTTTTCGATTTCTTTTTGTTTTCCCAACCTTCAGTAGTACCCCAAAAGTTTTCGATAGCGCATTCAATTGTTTTTATTATGTTCAATTCTGGAGGGTTGAATTCTTTTTGTTTTTCCATCCATTCTGCATCACATAGTATTTTGTCTACTTCTTCATGTAATTCTGACAAATAAACATTAAAATCTTTTCTCCAGTCTTTTTCTTTTTCTTCTTCTTTTTTAGAGATAAGAAATATATCGTTATTAGATGTAGAATTATATTTAGATATATTTTTTATCTCTTTTTTCTCTATAATGTTATTCTGTTTATTATCTGTAGAATTATCTGTAAGAATAATATTATTATTATCTACATTAACATCTACATTTACATTAACAGCTTTTTTTGCTTTTGTTTGCTTTTCAAATTCATTTTCTTTAGGAGGTCTACCTCCTTTTTTCCCTGCTTCGCTCCTTTTATTTTTTATATTTTTCCACTTTTCTAAGTCTCGCTCTATGTCTGACTTTATGAACTCGAAGCAAATATTTACGCCTCCGTCGTTTATAAAAATGGGTTCTCCAGAGACATAATCAAAAATCGCATTTAATAGCTCTGCTTTTTGTGAATCATTTAGCAAATTTATTGCACTTCTCCACGACAAATAAAAAACAAATGATTTTTTAGGTTCCATGATGTAGATAATATAAAAAAAGAGGTTCATTTTAGCTGCTACCCTAAAACAAACCTCTTTACGGTAATATACCGTGAATATCTTCTTTGTCGGTAGCAGTCAACACTACAAATATACGATTATTTTTTTTAATTTCGCCTTAACATGTTATTTTCTCTCTCAAATATTTCTCTTTCCATTCTTTTTCTGATTATTTCCTTCCTTCTGTTTTCTTTTTCTTTTTTTTCAAAGTGCGCTAATATTTCCTTCAATCTCATGTATTTTTGTATGTCGTTATAATAATAAGACATTGAAAAAGCCATAGCCAAAGCAGATATTGAAGGGAATATATCAAAGAAAAATTCACATGTAGAAATACTTAAATAAGGCAAAAACCATATTCCCAAAAATAATACAGCAAAATTTATTATTAATATTACTAACAAGATAACGAAAATTCCCATCATAATTTTAAAATTTTAAGTGTTTTCCCTTTTGATTCTTTTTTTACTGATTCGTATATCAACGGAAATTCAGTTTTTAGCTTCTCAGTGTCTATCGTGTTACGTGTATAGTCCTTAATTGTAGCCACTCTTACGCCTTCACATACTAATTCGTTGCAATTGTTGAAAAGTAACGCTATTTTGTTTTCTAAATCTTCTTTCTCCTTCTCCAGTATTTTTATTTTATTTTTTATCTCGTTATAGCTATTGACTAATTCCATGTATTCAGGAGAAATGTTCAAAGATATTGTTTCAGAGGTATTTGTAATATTAAAAATATCCTCTTTGTTAATTGGAGCCGGTGGAACCCCTTTAAGTATGTGATTTTCTGTGAATTCTTTAGCCCCATTTAAAAGATACTCGAATAAATCTTTGTCAAAATCGAACATCCTCCATTTCAGTTGCTTTTGTCCATCATATACTACTAACATTCCCGCGTCATATTCCCCTACGCCCATGTTCCAAACTAATTGCATATACCACGAATTAGGAAAAGTTTCGGGGTCATTTAAATCTACAGTACGTAATGTGTCCTTTATTTCAACTACAATGCGGTTTTTCCTTCGAAATTTAAACAACTCCCTATCAGGTGAAGCAATTATATAGGGCGGGTAATTATCGTTGCTTAAAACGAAGTATTTCGCGCTTTCTTTTATCACCCTTTCTGTAGACTCTGTTTCAAAAAGAGCAGCGATAGCGTTTTCCATTGCTTGCCCCCTTTGGGTATTATAATTAATTTCATTTTCCATTGCTTGCCCCCTTTGGTAGTCATTATACCAATCCAAAGGTGTTTTGTATTCATCATGACCAGTTATTACCGCTATATCATGTCCTCCAATAAAATAATTGCTTTTCCGGTAATTGTACCAATCTTCGTAATTTCTAAACACTTTCCTATCTATCATATTGCCAAAATTTTACAGTGTAATAATAATATACATTCCCGTCTACTCCGAAAACAAAAGGTATGCTTTCTGGATGGAACACCCCTATTTTAACATCTCCACTTTCTAAAATAATTCTTATTCTTTCATGTGAAGGAGGAAAAACCCTCGAATTCGTCCATTTCATCGAAAAATTTAGCCCTTTTTCTTTACTCATTTGTCCCGTCTAAATATTCTAAATCTGTTAAATTTTCGTTCGTTGGTGTCGAAAAATCATATTTAATTGCGTTTTCCATGCTCTCCGTTTTCGGCCCGTATAAATTTAAAAGGCTTTTTGCTACCGTTTTATTAGCCATCATCTCAAAATCTGTGACCCATAACCCCATTTTATTTCTATAAGATTGTGAGTATTTTTGCGCGTGTGCCTTTATCTCCTCGACTGTCATATATTTAAAATATTCACCACCTGAAAGATATTTTATATAGGCAATATTCCCAATATAAGCCCGTTTTTTTCTTCCTATATAGCCGTCATAATCATATTTTTTCAATATTATTTCTCCTTTAAACGGGTCTACACCTTCAATATCACCCTCGCGAACCTCTGAGACATTTATGCGCTCTAATTTTTGCGTCCTATTAGCTAATTCAATGAATCCACGATACATTATTTGTGCTTGTGCGTTGTCCTTGTAGGGGACGATACACGATTGCCCAAGAGCGGGAACCAATGACAAACCAGTAGTTGCAATAGCTAATCCGCATAAAATTACGCTGTTCGGGTTGCAGAATTTCAACTTAGAATTGTACGAAGCTTGCAAAATGTTTTCTACGAACGCCCGCCCCTTTGATTCTCCTAAAATTTGGCAAAAACGCTCTAAATTATTCGAATTAAGGGCTAATTTCTTTATGTCTTTGTAGTAGTTCACTGTCTGTACAGTCGCTACGTTGTTTTTTATTTGTTTATTTATGTCCATGATTATTCAATTAAATATGACTATACTATCATTTAAAAATACCTCTACAGTATCAGCGTAATTATTAATTTCTTTTGTTTTTTGCTCTTCTAGTATTTGCGTATCCAGCATTCCGCCAATCAAGATTAGCAGAAATAATATAAGCCCGCAAATAGCGTTTAATTTGTCTTTTTTAGTTGTCATAGTAATATCCTCTTGAATAAATGTTGTACCCGTCTTTAATATTTATGAAATCATTTATCATTTTTAATGCAATATCCTTTGCCTCTTTTTCGTCTCCTACATATTTGGGCGAAAATTCCCACGTTTTTATGTAGCCTTTAATATCGATAGCTATTCCGTTATCAATCGTAATTTCTGAATAAAAATTACACAATTTGTCAAGGATTATTATTTCATCATTCAATATACATACTTCGTCGGGTCCTACTTCCATATTGAAGTAATTAAAAATGAAGTAGGACGCTATTTGCCTATAAAGCAATTCTATATTAATTATTCCTATCATTGTTTAGTTTCTTATATGTTATTATTTTCTCTTTTATTTCGGATACTTTATTATTGTAACCATTGTCTCTTAGATTCGCGGAAATGTAGCTAATTATTTCGTCTTTATCTCTAATAATCAATGAGATGTAAGGTGATGTGCTGAAAGTGTCTGTTAATTTTGTAATAGTAGTATTTATTTCAAAAATAAAATGATACCTGTTCATTTCAGATGGTTCAGGAATAAGGGCTAATATTTCTTTAGCGTCCTTTAGAATGCTTTTTTCTTTCATATCATATCAAATTTAAAAATAACATCCTGACCAGCATATAAATAGTCCTTAATTTCAAAAGGGTACATTTTCCCATTTCCGTCTTCAGCCGTGAAACATGTATAGGTATGGTTATCTTTTTCGTAAAAATCATTGAAATAGCATTTTTTTGACAATAAAAACGGATGAAAAGTACCTATGTTTAATTTATATTCACAAAAAGCAAATTTAAGTAGCTCTTTTTCAAAATATTTATCCAACCTAATTTTGTGCCCCTTCAGACATTCTACCTTTTTAGGGTTAATGTGCGTTAATCTAATGTCTGTCAAGTTGACATAATAGTCCGAATCTTCGCCGTTCTTTTGTATTCTGCTTGTTTGTACAAAAACAAATTCATTCTCATTTTTCCCGACATCTATTATTTTGTATTTGCCAGTAGCTTTATTTTTGCATGCTATGACTCTGTTAACGGAACCTTTAATTAAATCAACATCTTTTAAAGTACTGATTATTTTATAGATTTCGCCCTTATATCTAAATGTCCCGTATAAATCGTTTAACTCTTTTAATCTTATTTTCTGTAACATAATTATCTTTTTTTATTATAGTATTTAAACATCCTTCGTTTCTTGCATATAATCAGGGGAATTTGAATGGTCTATGCTTATTTATACTGTATACATAATGTTTTTATTTAAAAGTTCCAATAAATTAAATATTCTCCGCCTCTTGGCCCCGTATGCGTGTGCTCAAGTCTATTTCGTTTCTTATTCCAATACAATTCACCTTGTACCCAATACTTTTTACCGTTTACTTCATACTCAAAGTAATTATTGTCTCTATAAGTGCCTTTTATTGTCTTCATAGCTGTATTTTTTATTGTTTAAATATATGTCCGTCTATTTCCCAAAAATCATACATTAGGTCTCTTTGAAAGGAAGAGTAGTCTATATAATATTTAATGTCAGGTGGACAATCGGGGTATTGTGCATCGAACATCTCCTCTATAAAATCATCTATATTTTCATAATATCCCATATATGCATCTTTAGCCCTATTTATTAAGTCTAATATGTCAGAATCTAATAATTTGTAGTGATAATTATCCAGCCAGTAGAAAAAGGCTTCTTTGAAATCTTCATCATCTTCTCTCGTGCAAAAGTAGTTACATAATTCTATTGTTTCATCAGGCAATCTGTCACTTAGTTGTAGTTCTTTGGGAATGTCTTCAAATTCTACTATTTTATAGTAATCCGCTCCGGTATCCTTTAATAAGTCTTCCATTTCGTGTTCAAAATCTGAAGAGCAAAAGTAGGATACTACGTCAAACCATTCACTTTTTACTACTTCGTTTGTCTCGTTTTTGCGGAATTCTACGCGTATTCTCGCGTCTTCTATGTTTATTCTTTCCATATTGATAATGTTTTTAGTGTTAATATTCGTCTTCTTTTTCTCCTTTTCTGTATTACAAATATACAAAACTTCTTGAAATTACACAACATTTTTATCAGAAAAATGTATTATATCTCATGTGTTTTAACTATATATTAACATATCGAATACTATGTTTACATATTGTGCTGTCATTATAGTGAGTCGCCTTTTTACTCCTTTGCCTTCCTTAGTACCCTCACATGATAACCCGACCTATTTGGGTATCTATTGTTCATTTTCTTGTTAACCTATCTTGTGTTTTTCTTTAGAAAAAAAAGAAAGGGAATAACTACATGGAGAGACTATATATTATATATATTATTACTATATATGAATTGTATATATATACATATAGATAATACATTCATAACGTGCGTGCGTGTGTGCGCGCAGTTCTGTTTGCTAATGCAGTGAATAACAACACGTTACAGAGGTGAAAATGTTAATATCTCATTTGGAATTAAGTTAAAACAATACGGGAATGTTAACGGGATTGTTTCACATGAAACAGAGAGGAGAGCGGGGCGACTGATGGAGGAGAAGGAATAACGGAGCCGGAAGCCAGACGACAGAAAGCAAAGCGAGGATGAAGCAAAGAGATGAGGCGGAAAGGAATTGGGGAATCTCTTTGGGAATCGGAATCATATAAAGGGTTGCATTGGTTAGTTCCGAAGCGAGGGGCACAGCCCCGAGCGAGGTTATTACTTCCTTTGTTTTGTTTTTGAGTCAGGGGTAAACAGGGGTAGGGGGTCGGGCTTTATTAATAAATTTGGAAATTCGACTAAAAGTATTACCTTTGTTGTATGGGTACAGCGATAGACATAATCAAGGGAAAAGAAGAGCGGGAGCTACGCAGGCAGGGAATGGAGGAGCGTGGCGAGATAAAGAAGTACGAAGTAGACGACAAGGTACGTGAAGAGTTTAGGGGTACGTTTGGGAAGACGGTAGCGTTTTTGGACATGATAGGGGTACGGGAGAAGTTGGAGGAGATATTAGGGGACATAGAAGTAGCTGACAGTCCGGCAACGATAAGCAAGTTAAAGGGTAAGTTAGATGTGATAATGAAGTACGTGAATGTATTCAAGGCAGCGAGTGACAGTATCAACCGTACGGAGAAGACGATAATCAAGGAGCAGAGGGGAGAAGATACGGAAACGGTAATGAGTGGAGAGACGGGGAATATAGAGATAATAGACAAGATAGACTATGATACTATTGCCGGAGCGGTTAAACGATAAGCAGATAGAGTTATACAATTTGTTGAATGAGGACAGATATGTAGAGTATTTGTTTTACGGTTCGAGCAGGGCTGGGAAGACATTTTTGATATTTGCGTGGTTTGTGACGCAGTGTATAAGATACGGAGCTAATTGTTTGATAATACGGAATACGTTTACGTCGTTAAACAATGGAATGTTGATGCAGACAGTACCGGCGGTATTGAATTCTATGGCGAGGCGTTGGGGTTACGGTGATTACAAGAAGGTGATGATAGGGGGAGAGAGGTTTGCTCGGTATGTAAACAAGGACGACAGTTTGGTATTTTACAATGGTTCCTACATAAAGTTCGGGAGTTTGCGGGGGAGTTCGGACAGTGAGTCGAAATATGATTCGATATTAAGTACGGAATGGGGACATATATTTTTGGATGAGATAAGTGAGATAAGTTGGCAGCCGGTAAGTAAGTTATTGACACGGTTAGCGCAGAAGTTGCCGGTAAAGAACAAGATGTTGTATGCGTTGAATCCGTGCAGTAAGAATCATTGGAGTTACAAGAGGTTTTTTTTGCAGGAGGATTACGATACAGGGATGAAGTTAGACCCGAGTATACAGGCGATGTTGTACAAGAAGCATTTCAGTGTAGATGACAACAAGGAGAATGTATCTTCGAGTTATATGTTGACGATGAAGAGTTTGTCGAAGATAGACAAGCGTAGGTTTTTGGACGGGGAGTATTACGATGAGATGGAGGGGGAGATATTCCACCATATACCGTGGGGGACAATGCCGGAAGAAGAATCGTTTGTACGATATATAATCTACGTAGACCCGTCGGCCAAGGAGAGTGTAAAGAACGATTACAAGGCATGCGTATTGTTGGGGTTGACGAAAGACAAGATATGGTTGGTGGACGTATATGCAGTACAGGGGAGCACATACGAGATGTTGGAAGGCATATATAGCTTATACGTAAAATGTCCGATAACGCCACGTTTATACATTGAAAAAAAGCAAGTTCCGTTGGATTTCAACAAAACATTGCTTAACTTTCAGGCGCAAAAGGGGTGGATATGTCCGATAGAGTGGGACACGCGCAATCACGGCAACAAGTTTTACAACATTGAGTCCACTTTAGACCCGTTGTTCAAGAATGGGGGGATAATGTTCAACGACAAGATGAAGAACACTCCTATGGGAGAGATTACGGTGCAGCAGTTTTTGGAGTTTTCGAGGAAAGAGAGTCCGTTGAAGAAAGACGACATACCGGACGCAGTAGCCAAAGGAGTTTCGTTAATGGGGAGGAATCTGAAGATAGTTAATCCAGCCCAGAAGAAGACGAAAATGTTTATAGCGATAGGAGGTAAATTAAAGTCCTTATAATATGATAGAGATAAAAGATTTATACCAGTGGATTCAGCCCAATACATGTGAAGAGATAATAGGCATGAATCCGACAGCGTTGGAAGACGCCTATGTTTCCGCTATAGGCTATTTGGCTGGGGAGATAGGGAATATATACGATTTGGAGGAAATGTTGCCGGTAATGAAAGACACTCATCCTGATTTGTTCTTTATGGTAAGGGTATTGACAGCTTCTGCATTCATGGGTTCCACTTTTGCTTGGAGCACGGTATTTACGAACCAGTACAATAGCGTAATGTCCACTATACACAGGATGAAGTCTGGGACTTCCCGCATGACAGGGGCTGTAAACAAGCCGGAGCCGAACGCGATAGGGAGAATAGTAACGAATATAAACGATTATATAGGATAATATGACAATCTGGAAAACCCCTGATATAAATCCTTATTACATACCTAAGTCAGTAGGTACTGGTAGGGTAAAGTCGAGATATTTAATCAACTATTATGAGACTCCGTATACAGCCAAATATTGGCGTGATGCGATAGACAGAGCTATAAATTACAGTGATTTGTACTACTATGGCGTTTTGCAGTCGTGGGCTATACAGTCGAGTCCTTTTTTGGTGTCCTTATTGGACAAAAGATATGTGCCCGCTCAGAAAAACTTCTATGCTTTCGCGAAATACGGGGATATGAGCCGGATAGACGACAAATTTTCCCAATATTTTACGCAGACCAACATTTTCAAGCAGCTAATCTGCCGTGCTCCGTTGAACGCAAAGATTAGGGGAGTGGCAGGCAAGCAGATAGACATAGAAAAGGATATTGTTACTGATTTCCCGATGAGGAATATAGACA